TGATGGCACGCCTGACAATGAGGTTGATTGCGCTGGTGTGGTTAATCATTACGAATCCTGCCAAGTTTACGTTCCCGATTATCAAATCGAGTCAGTAATAATTACAGGCACCGGAGAGGTGAAGGTCACACTGACAGGTCGATTACGTGCGAACTCAACCGCACCGGCAAGCGTGACGAATTCCAGCGCGGGCTGGGATACTTACATTGGAACCGAGACAGGCGCCAGAAGCGATGAGAACGCGGTTGTCGAATACTTGCGCTGGGATCAAGGAAGCGGCACACATTGCACCGCCAGGGTTGGAGATACGGCGCCAGATGCACCGAACACAGGCGGCGCCGATTGGACCGGATTCATGGAAGGGTCATGCCTTCCGCGCTTTTATTTTACGCGGCTTGTTCAAAAAGTGTATGAGGACTCAAACAATATTTACGAATCACATGACACGCGTTTGGTAACAGATGAGTTGACTTGGTTGGATTTAGTCTTGAGGGCGATTTGTGAAGGTTACGTTGACCAGGTGAACACAAACCAACTCAGATCTTATTTTAACGCTATATCCCAAAAGGATGATTGTTACACAAAACGCCTGTTTGATTATACATACGAAAACCTATTTAGTGTGGCAAATAATAACCGCTGGCCGCGCTTGGTTCCGTTGAGCGAGAGAAGCGACAACCCGAAAATGTTTGGCCCGCTTCCAATGGTTTTTACTTATGCGGAACATTTCAACCAGATTGCAAGGGCGGTTAATTTATTAACGAGGGCGAGATTATATTTGCCGGTTGTATTAAAAGAGCGGACGTACGACTACACAGGTCAAGGTCCGGTTGCCGTGTATGGCGATGGGAATTGCGTTAACGGTGCGGTATGGGCTGAAGATCAAAGCGCACCGGCGGCGACAACCCTTGACCCTTCCGTCTCACCAAACCCAAGCGCATGGTCTGAGGTAATACCGTCTGGTGGATATTTGACGATTCTTTCCTACCAAAGAACAAAGATTGATGATGATGGTTCTGGCAATTGTATTATTGTAAATGATAGGCGTGACACCGAATATATAATTGAACTCTCACAACTTTCCAGCAACGCGCTTCCAACAGACTTACACACGCTGGTTGTCAATGATGAGTCGGTTGGATATGCGGTTGCCGTTGATACGCAAGACAACACTCACAATCGAATTGTTGAAACAGCCGGAAACGGTTGGGGCGCTGGCGGCGTTGGCGCGAATGGTGCCGAAGTGGATTATCAAGACGATTTCGGTCAATATCAATTCTGGGAGTCCTTAAACACGCCTGGAACAACATGCGAAATTGCAAGGTCAGGAATGTTGACCGCAAATTTGCCAAGTGTAAGCGATTATATTGACACAGTCCAAGGTAGTTTTGGTGAAGGCGCAAACACTGAAAGAAACCTGACCGTTGAAAATATTGAAGCATACGTAAAAGTGCCGCTCGTTTAATTATGCCAGCCAATCCTTCACCGTTTAGCTTGTCTTCGCCAACTTACAGCGGGGTATCAATGACGTGGGGGAGCGTTGGTGGTGTTACCGGTTACAGGGTTTACAGGAAGCGTCCCAGCGTTGGTAGTGCAACATATGTTTTAGTTTACGAAGGAACCGCTTTGGCTTTTGCGGATACGGTTGCAAATTTTGACATCGACACAGCCGGAACGGTCGCAGGTGAACAATGGCGATTCCTGCTTGTAAGTTATGACGGCGGCGGTGAATCAAGCGGCGTTGAGGCTACGGCAACCATGCCAGCACAAACCGCCTCAGACATTACAAATGTCGGTATTAAAGATCCGCCATACAATGACGGCGCCGACCAGGTAGCCACCTATACAATTACGAATCCAGACACGGTTACGGCAACGGTCACGGATGATTCAAAGTTGATGCATGAGACAAGATTGCGTACAATAGACGCATATGGACGCAACGCGGCGAACTAGGGCAAACATTCGGTTTAAAAAGGCCCATGATTTTGAAGTAAAACCGCGCCAAGACCCGAAGCTACCTGGTGCTAAAACTATGGCAAGGGGCGTTATAAGATCAGCAATGGAACTTGCACAAAAGGGGCCAATGCCAGCGTCAAAGGAGGAGCAAGACCAACGAATGGCAACATGCCGAAAATGCGAACACTTTAGAAAAACAGACAATCGTTGCAGTAAATGCGGTTGCTTCATGGCTTGGAAAAGTAGAATGAGAGCATGGAGTTGCCCTGTGAATAAATGGTAAATAATTCAACAGCCTTAATTGTCACAACAATAAACAGGTTTGACCTGCTTGACCGTTTTTTGTTTTGTGTATCAAATCAGACCGTTAAACCTGGACGTGTTGTTGTCGTGGACAACTCAGGCGGACGCTTGAATCAACACCGTTTGAAGCGGTTTAAATTCGAGCAACTTGAAGTGGTGACTGCCAACAATCTAGGGGTTGCTGCAAGTTGGAATTTAGGGCTGGAATTGAACAACAGCCAAGTGTTTATTTCTAACGACGACCAAATGCTCTTGCCAACCGGCATTGAATCTATGCTTACCGTTATGGATGAACATCCATTACATCCAATATTTTCCGGTCAGAATGAAAATTTCGCGTTCTTTGGGACGCATCCAGCGGTTGCAAAGGAATTGATAGGTTTGTTTGATGAGGCTTTTTATCCTGCCTATTACGAGGACGTTGATTATTACCATCGAATGAAGTTGGCGGGCGTTGGTTGGAAGACGCCTAAGCGCCAAGTAATTGACACGCCGCTCACTGAATCCGTAATGAAAGACAATAAGTCTTCTCGTGAGTTAATCGCTTGCATTAAGTCGGGTCAGGTTTCAAATCATTGCCGATACATCCAAAAGTGGGGCGGACAGCCAGGAGATGAGATTTTTAATGTACCTTTCAATATGAAGCGATTTGATGTTTGCGAAGCAGGAATAAAACCCGATTCGTAAACCGCTCCCAAGTCAGATATTTGATGGAATTATAAGCCGTTAATCCAATAATTTCACACTTGTCAGGATTATTGAAAGCCCACCGCATAGCTTCAATTGCGTCTGACCGGTCAGGCATTGCCCAATGACCCAAGCCTTTATATTGATCAGACGCCTCAACAACTCTGTATCCAATGGGGATGTGATTACCAAATTTGAAATACTCACAGCGGGCGCTGTAATTTGTCCCAATTACGGGGCGACCTGTTGCCATTGAGTGATGATTCCACATGCCCCACCCTTCAAAGGTCGAGCCGTCAATATAGCAATGGAGTGATGTTAACCATTCTTTGCACTCAAGGTCTGTAACGTCGTTTTCAATAATTGAGATTCTTGAATCCTTTGGTATGATTCCGTTTTCAGGAAATTCATTTAACTTCAAAGAAAGTCGCACATTCTTTTCATTTGGGAATGCAGATTCAAACCAGTCAATGATTCGCTCAATTCCCTTGCGCGTCCTTCCATGCCCAACATGAGCCGCCGCACCGAAAACAAAAGGCCCGCTTTGGTTGTATGGTTGAAGGTTGAACAGGTTTTCATCATGGCCAAGATTGCAGACTTCAACTGGAATCCTTAATTGTTCTGCAAAATCAACCGCGTTTGCATGGCTTGGGGTAATAAGAACATCAAAAGAATTTATTGCCCGACACCATGCAGAGTTAAGTTTTGACGTTTCAAACATTGTTAAAATCCCGTTGCGGTTTCCCCATCCTGCTTGCATTAGTGAAAATGTAGGCTGAATTGAAAAAAGGGAATTGGGTTTGACTGGATTTGAACCAAGGGCGTGCGCCAGTCCTAAATCACGTAACTGAGCCGCATAATCACCATGCGGCAAAATCCCTAAATCAACACGCTTTGCCGCATGAACACAGAATTGCCGCGACAACTCACCGTAACCATTAGCCTTGTTAAACATAGCGGACACATAAAGGCTTTTCTGAAAAGGGCTAGCGGTTCTTGTTTTTCGAGGATTCACTCGTGGGCGCAGCGAACGCATTAAGATAAAATATGCCAACGAGTTGCCACCGTCAAGAAAGACCATTTGCAAGGTATTGCATACCATCACTTACAGCATATGCAACACACACTGACACTGTGGGGGTCACTGGTTCGAACCCAGTATCGCGCACCATTCTTAACATCAGTAACTTCCATACAACCACAACGCCTTACGCATAGACCACGGCTGGATTTACTGAAAGAAATACACGGCAAAAACCAGCAATAAACAAGAATAATTCCATACAATAGTTGCCAACGAGGTGCCAACGGATACACTTAAATCATGGCAAAGATACGCGCAGTGGTTATACATGGCAGGAAAAAACAGGAAATTGACCTTGGGAGGGTGGCGGGAAAGCGGCGGCGGCGCTTTGTTGACACTAAAACCACAGCCAACGCGGTTTTAAAAACCTACAAAAAGAAGCGTGAGTTGCTAGGAAATCAATGGGATGAACTCGAAGCACGTAAAAAGTGGAGCATTCTTGAGATATTGGACGAAATCAAGGATCACGGCATGAATTTGGCTGAAGTTTGGGAATCCTACCAGAAAACGCACCTCTCCCATGGAAAATCCACGCTGGAAGATGCCATTGCCGATTTCATGGAGCTGAAGAAAGAGGCTGGAAGGCGGTCACGTTACACAGAAGAAATGACAAGAACCCTTGCAAGATTCGCTCAAGGCCGGGAAAAACGGCAAATTGGCAGCGTAGGCACCGGCGAACTCCGTTCATGGATTACCAGCTTTGACGGGAGCGCGGCCACACGTCACACGATGCAGACACGACTCAAGGTGTTTTTCTCGTGGGCCGAGCGGCAAGGATTGATTGCCGAAAACCCTACGAAACGGCTTGAATCCATTAGAATTGACCAGGCAGACCCGCAAATTTTAAACGTGGAGCAATGCAAGCAGTTGATTGATTCCGCTTCAGAAATTGACCCTGACATGCTCACTTACTTTGCCCTGGCGTTATTCTGCGGCATCCGGCCAGATGAGTGCATGAGGTTGACAGGTAATTCGGTTGACCTGGAGCGCGGTCAAGTTGTGGTGAGCGGTGACGCCTCAAAAACGCGCAACCGCCGCATTGTTGCCATGCTTCCGCCAGCGGTTAAAATATTCGAGAAGCACAAAGGTTTGAAGTTTTCTATTAATTTCAGGAGGCGCCGCGCCGCAATTAAAAAACACGCTAATATTAAGAAATGGCCCAGCGATGTTTTAAGGCACACAGCCGCCAGCCACTTTTACAATATTTACGGAATGGATGAGGCAACCAAGCAGCTTGGCCACTCAGGAGCGATCATGTTGAAGCATTACCGGCAGATGATCAGCAAGAATGAAACCGAAGAATGGTTGATGCTATGATCAGCAAGCCTAAGCTTTAGCTAGTAAAACGAGCAAAATTAAAAGCAACAGAAGGTTGGTAATTGCAACTTGTCCTTTCGTGGGTGCGCTCATTCTTCGGTTGGTTTAATTTCAAACCTGCCGCCTTTTCCCAGATCCTTCATGACAAGTTGGTTAATGTAATTTGAAAAACTCAAACCCAATCTTTTCGCCCTAACTTTTGCTGCGTTTTTGGTTTCTTTGTCCGGCCATGAAATACTGGCCACATGGTATTTGTTTTTCACTTCGGTCAATTTTGTCTTCCTAGTAGTTAGCATAATTACTTCCTACACATAATAGGCGTAAAGTAACCCAATAAAGGGTCACTTCTAGTTAATTTTTATTATTTTTTTTTATTTGCTAACTTTTAGCATAAAAGTGTTGACCGCAAAACCTGTTTCTGTAAATGTTTGCTTCATCGCACTTGCTAACTTTTAGCATCTTGAATGAAAAATAAAAAACAGCATTTAATCACGAGCTTTTCAATGCCGCTTCCTGTTTGGAAGAAAGCAAAAGCGAAAGCCAAGAAAGCGAATCGTTCGCTTTCAGGACACATCCGGTCGCTAATCTTAGAGGACTTGGAAACATGAAATATGTTTCGCTTCCAGAAATGGCGAAAATCATTGGCGTCTGTAACCGTACAATGTGGACGTATGCCAAAGAAAAAATGATTCCAGGGTTCAAGACGCCCAGGGGCCACTGGCGCTTCGACCAAGAAAAAGTCATCCGGTCACTTGAAGCCAAAACAAATAAACCGCAACCACAAATTTAAAGCCAGCCATGAAACCTCTAATCCTCCTAATTCTTACCGGAATTCTTACGCTTCAAATCGCCTCAACGTGGCTGGCCGCTTTTATGCCTTGGGTATTTTTCATTGCTTGCTTTGCCTGTCTCGCAGCAATGAGCTTTGCAAGTAACTACCAGCACTGCGAAGCGTGTCAAGCCGAAGGAACAATTTCGCCTGATGGGGAATCAGGACCAACGAAAACCAAAACAACAACCCGTCAATTATGAGATATTCGGGGAGGGGTGACGGCCTCCCCAAACCTTTTAAAATTATGACAACCAAACAAACACTCATGCCGATTATGGCGGTCATTCACAAGGGCGGCGCAACGTTCGCATATCAGCCAGTTGGAAACACATCCATTTATTTGATGATGGGCGTTCAGCATACGCAATTCGGGCCGCGCTACTATCGCCAGCAAGAGGCTGGGCCTTGGGGCAATACGGCATTGATTGCCCAAGGTGAAGAGGAAGTAACCGAGCAATGGAAATCTTTAATGGATGACGCCACTGACGAATCTTACAAGCTCCTTGCATACCTTGAGGGAAACAACCCTGAAGGATGGACAGGCCCAATCATTGATCAAAGGGACGTTGCCGAAGGTTAAATTTCCCAGCAAACGCTGGTTCTCATAGGTAAGTAACACGCGGCCCCTGAGTGGGGGCCGCAAACTAAAAAGGCCCTGCGTCAACAGGGCCAAGTAAAACGAAAAACAATCAGGAATTCAATATGTCTCAAAATTCACAAATCGTCAAGAGCGACCCTTCAGAGTGCACTTTTACGCCATTGGGCAACACTGATCCAATCAAACTGTCATTAGGGATCATCGAGCGGCAAATCGCAAATCCTACACGATCAGGAAAAATGCCAACAAAGCGCGACATGATGGACTTCCTTATGCTCTGCCGCGCTCGCAAATTAAACCCGTTTGAGGGAGATGCCTTCCTTGTTGGATATGACGGCCAAGCGGGAGCATCCTTCAGTTTGATCACTGGGCAACAAGCATTTTTAAAACGCTCTGAAGCATGCCCACAATTCGATGGAATGGAGTCCGGTCTGATCATCATTGATCAGGACGGAAACCAAAAGGAAACAGAAGGCGATTTCCTTGAACCAGGATGTCAGGCAATTGGAGCATGGGCAAGAGTTCACCGAAGCGATCGTAAAATCCCAACATATCGACGCTTAAATATAGAAAAGTATGACACAGGCCGAAGCATGTGGAAAAAGAACCGTGAAATGATGGCGGTAAAATGTGCGGAAGCGGATGCCTTACGGTCTGCTTTTCCGTCTGTAAACGGTGGGCTTTATTCGCAAGATGAAAACCAAGACATTCCACGTTCGATTGACATTCCACGTTCGATTGACATTTCACCGACGATGCTCCCAAGCGCAAAACCTGATAATGATTCGGACACAGATTTTGCACCATCAAAACAACACGTTTTAACGCCAAAGCATGACAATCAAATCATTGAGGCGGAACAATCAAAATCTGAGCAACAACCAGACGCTTTAATCTCACAGGTGTTTGATGTGTTTGAAGGCCACTTGGACGGCGTTCGAAAATATGCGGTTGATCAAGGGTGGATTACATCAAAAGAAACTTTGCACAATCTGAAAAGCAAATATGCAAAAGGCATTCTGGCCAATCCTGACGCACTGATTAAAACGGTTACGAAAGGTGCGAAATGATAAATGGATACATTTTTGACATCGAAACGGGACCACTACCGATTGAACAGCTTGTGCACGTCATGCCCACTTTTGAGGCGCCAAGCAATTGGAAAGACGATGAAAAGATTAAGGCTAAGATTGCGGAACAGGAATCCAAGTGGTTTGACCGCGCCGCACTGGATGCAAGAACGGGGGAAGTTTTAGCGATTGGTCTTTCCAAATCGGTTGAAGGCGAATCTGAAACGATAATTTTAGACAGAAATCAGTTTACAGAATGCGAGTTACTTTCTCAATTTTGGGATATGGTTTCCGAGTATCGAAGCAAGCGCTGGATTGGTTTTAATATTTTCAATTTTGACCTTCCGTTTCTCATGCGCCGGTCACTCTTTCACGGTGTAACGCCGGGGCTTCAGTTGAGCAATTCACGATATTTCGACCCACGTTTCATTGACATCATGAACCTTTGGCAGTGCGGCAATCGAGAGCAAACAATTAATTTAAACTCACTTGCAAAATTCGTTGGGTTGCCAGGGAAATCTGGAAGCGGCGCAGACTTCGCCGAGTGGTTTAAAACTGAGCCAGAACGCGCAAAAGCTTATTTGACGCAGGATCTTGAACTTACAAAACAAATTGCTGACAGAATGATTACATGGATTGACGCAGGAACAAAAGAAAGGCAACCAGCATGAATTCACCAATTGAAATTGAACGTATCCATGATGTCACGATTGCCATTTCAGGAGACATCCAAGAGCGCAAGGAAGTTGCGTTGATTACGAGCGGATTTATTACAGAAGTAAATGACGACGATTCACAAAATTCCGCAATTTCAGCAATTCGAGAGCTTAAAGACATTGCAAGCCAAGTTGAAAAAGCACGGCAATCTTGCAAGAAACCATTTCTTGAAAAAGGCCGAGAACTCGACGCAATCGCAAAGGAATTCAGCGAATCGTTGATTACCGAACAAAAAAGAATTCATGGCGTCATGACCGTTTACACGGTTGAACAAAACCGGATCCGTCAAGAGGCCGAACGCAAACGCCAGGAAGAAATTCGGAAGGCAGAAGAAGAAAAACAAAAGGCTTTGGAAGCTGTCCGAGATGCTGAGCGAAAACGGATTGCCGAAATAGCCAAAGCCGAAGAAGAAAAGCGGTGCGCAGAACAAGCCGTCATTGACGCCAAAAACGATGCCGAAAGAAAAAAGGCGGAAATTGAACGACAACAGGCAATAAAAGCTGAAAAAGAAGCTCAAGAAAACCAAGAATCCAAAATTGCGGCAACCATTTCTGAAGAAACAATTAAGGAAGCAAAACAGACTGCATTGGACTTACTAAAGCCAGAAAAAGTTAAAGGCTTGCAGGTTCGTAAAGAGCTTAGGATTGAAGTCGTCGATGTTTCAAAACTATATGCAGCACATCCAAGCCTTTGTGATATTAGCCCGAAACTCGGCTTGATTAAGGCGGCAATCAAAGACGGTGAAAAAGAAATCTCAGGCGTCAAGCACTGGATTGAAGAAACTCCAATTGTGAGGTGATTTTATGAAAAAAGGATTATCATGGAACGACATCCAACCAGCATTCCCAGGCATTCAAGATTACACAACAGCATTTCGGCGCACAACACAAAGGTGTTTGATGCTGGGATATATTAAACCGGGCAAAAGTCAAAAACTGACCATCAGGCAAATTTCAAAACTAAAAGAAAACCACAAGAAAAATGACAACTGATATTTGTGAACGAAAACACGGAGGGGTTGCAACCAGTGTCGAGGCATTCGAAAAAGTGGAGCCAACACTGAGGCTGGTTCACCAAGAAATATTGGGATTGATGATACACTTAACAAATGGCCTCACAGCCAAGGAGTATGCAGGTATCACTGGAAAGGGACTCAACGCCGTAAGCGGCAGGTTTTCAGAGCTTAAAAAGGCTAACAAAATCAAGATCACCGGAGACAAGCGCGAAGGGTGCGCTGTTTGGGAGGTTTCAAAATGAGCCAACCAACCAAAGAAAACCCACACGTCAAATTCTCGGACGGCAAAGGCCGTTTGATAATCAGGCCGTTGTCAACAGTCACCGTGATTAAAACGGAGCAAGACCATTACAAGCGGGATGTTGTCACGGTTGATCACGAGGGGCGAAGGTTCAAAAGCTTCATACACACTGAATGATGGCACGACGAGCCGCCAGAGTTGACGCCAACCACGCTGAGATTGTCAAAGGGCTAAGGCAATCAGGCTGCACTGTCCTTGACCTCTCACGAGTGGGTATGGGTTGCCCTGACATCCTTGTGGGGCGAGCCGGTCACAATTTCCTGTTCGAGATTAAAGACGGCAACAAGCCTCCATCATCAAGGAAGCTTACAATTCCTGAGCAAGCATTTTTCGCCATGTGGCGAGGCAATGTTCAGGAAGTCAAATCACTTAATGAAGCCATTGAATCAATCAATGAAACACTGAAGCACAAGGGATAATTATGGAACCATTTTCAATTTTCATTTTAGGGAACATTTCAGGGCTTTGCTTGGGGGTAGTTGTTGGCATGGCTTTAATTTATTTGAAGGGGTAATTATGGGGCTTCCGTATTCAAAATTCTTTTGGGCTGATTACATGAGGGCCACGCGCATGCTGTCTTGCACAGCTAAAGGCGCATGGATGGATATTTTATGTTTACTCGCTGACGCAGATGATTGCGGCACGCTCACAAACAGTGCCACTGCTTGGGCGCGATACATAGGACTCACAAAAGATGAGTTACTAGGCGTAGTCCAAGAGTTGGAAGCTGGCGGAGTTGGCAACATCAAGATTGAAGGCGAAACATTGTCCATTACCTCAAATCGGCTCAAGAAGGATTTTAAAGAATACAAAGCTCAATGCGATCAGGCAGCCCAAGCAGGTAAGAAATCAGGAGCGGCAAGACGTAAAAAGAACACGAACGACCGTTCAACGACCGTTCAACGAGAAACGAACGACCGTTCAACGACCGTTGCCATTCCGTTGGAACGAAACGCGAACGAAACGTCAACCATACCAGAAGCCAGAAGCCAGAAGCTAGAATCTCTCTCTAAAAAGAAAACGCCTAACGGCTCAGAGAGAGAGAATTCTTTTGCTGAGATCCCAACATGGGATGAAGTTTGGGACCACGCTCAGATTCGGGGGATACTCCGAGAAACCGCAGAAAGCTTTTTCAATTGGCATCAGGACAATGATTATTGGCTTAACAAATTTGGAAAGCCGATCAACTGGAAATCAAAACTTCAAAATTGGAAGGTCAAGGGCCAGACGTTTCAGGCAAACGGGAAAGCCCCAAAAAGGCAAAAAATGACTTCAGCCGAATTACTCGAAAGGATTAAAGATGCCGATTGATGAGACAGCATGGGGAGTCCAAAGCAAATTTTCAGCGAAACCCGTTGCAAATTTCGGAAACCTCAACACTGAGGGATGGCCAACCGAAACCCGATCATGCCGGATCTGTGACACCATGATTCACCTGCCGATACATCCAGACGCTCACGCTGAATGGTCAGAAAACAGAGAATCTGACACGATAGGGGCAAAAGTCACTAGCATGGCCTTAAAGGGCGCAACATGCGACAGATGTGGAAATGCTAGGCAAATGTTTTTAGAGGCCAGAGAAGGCGTGTCAGCTATCGCTATCGAGCTATTGAGAGCAAGGTCGCCCGATGGAAGTAACCTAACAGAGAAACAAGAAGAGCTTTTGGGGGTCAATTTAAGGAAACGGCTCAAGAGATATTGTGAGGCTCTGAGGATCATGAATATGGGATTGAATGTCATTTGGGATGAGCAATTCGTCTCTTTGATATGGGACAAACCTCAAGGCTCGTGGCGATTCTTGCGAGGCATGGCCAAGTTTCTTTACACCGATAAACCAGTCAAGGATCAGATGGCTTCAATGATCAGATGGCTTCAACAGATGAAAACATCATGAAAAACCAAAAAACATATTTCAGAGATTCTGCAATTATCCAGGCTCAGTTCTTGAGTTCCAAAAACCTGCCGAATCGAACCACGTGGGAGGCGTGGGAAAGCCCTTACATTTTAGATTCTGAGACAGATATTGCAAATCAAAGGAAAAAACGCACAGCGCAAATTAACGAAAATTACCACAGGCTCATGGATAAAAAAAATGAAGCGGTTGAAAAGCGGAAAAACAATGAACCCTTACCCTTCAACATTTATACCAAATGAACCCTCTTGAGAATGCAAATAAATGGGAGAAAGCCAGATTTGAATCAGCGCATGCCCTTATGGCATTGGGTAAATTAAACAGCCACCCAGATATTGCCCATGCGCAAGCAGATGCCATCGTCGTTGGGTTGATTCGGAAAATTGGATTTTCCAAAGTGGCAGACAAATTTGAAAACCTACGGGATGAAATGGGATGGAGCTACTCACAGGAAGGTGAAGGATGACATGCGAGAATTACACTTATTTGCAGGGGCAGGCGGCGGAATCCTTGGAGGAATGCTCCTTGGACATAAAACAGTCTGTGCCGTTGAAATCGAGCCTTACTGCCAACAAGTCCTCAAAGCCAGACAACAAGACGGAATCTTGCCCGACTTCCCAATTTTCGGAGACATCAAATCATTCGATGGCCGACCATGGCGAGGAAAAGTTGACATCGTTGCCGGAGGATTCCCTTGCCAAGACATCAGTGTTGCCAACGCCAATGGAAATGGAATTGAAGGGGCCCGGTCAGGACTCTGGAAAGAAATGGCCAGAATCATTTGCGAAGTTAAACCGCGACTTGCATTCGTGGAGAACTCACCAGCGATCCTTTTTCGAGGATTGGGAACCGTTCTCGCAGACGTGGCCAAAATGGGGATGCATGCTCGATGGGGAGTGTTGGGAGCTGGAGACATCGGAGCTTGGCATAGGCGGGCCCGGTTCTGGTTGTTGGCTACCAACAGTCGTGGCATCGGAGTACATAGGAGCATGCAGGGCCCGGTTTGTCGGGAGTCCGGAATTCCGTGGGAGCAAGATGTCAGAGGGATTAAGGATTTGCAGGGAAGATCCTCTGTACCTTCACCCCAACTTTGCAGAGCACACAATGGGGTGGCCAATTATGTGGACAGGACTAGAACCATTGGAAACGGGCAAGTTCCAGCAGTGGCGGCAACAGCATTCAAAATTCTTTCAGAGGGATTGATATGAGCCACAACAAACGAATCACTGAAATCATCGACAAGACCGCGCAAGGGTTTGGTTTAACCTCTAGGGCAATGCTGAAGAGGACCAAGCGGCCAGCAATAGCTATACCGAGAATGACCGCGATGGCGTTCGCAGTTGAGGAAGGTTTCAGTTTAAGCGAAGTGGCTCGGAATTTCGGGAAGAGATGTCACCAAACCGTGGGCTACGCGCACCGGGCAATCACCGACCAAGCCGAAACAGACCCTATATTTTTAAAGAAAATTAGAACCATTTGGGAAGAAATACAAGAATCATGAGTGACATTAACACGGTAATAATCAGCGGACGTTTGGCCAGAGATCCAGAATTGCGACACACGCCAGGAGGTTTGGCCATTGCAGAAATCACAATTGTCAGTGAACGCAAATACAAGGACAGCTCAGGCGAATACAAAGAAAAAGCCTCATTTATAGGTTGCACCGTATTTGGGCCAACTGCCGAATTTGCAAGCAAGTGGCTTCGGAAAGGGAAACGAGCCAATGTGCAAGGCGAGTTAAATCAAGAGGAATGGACCGACAAAGAGACTGGCAAAAAACGGTCAAAAACCAAGGTGAAGGTTTTGCAAATACAACCCATTGATTGGCCTGATAAAGACGAGCAACAACAGCAAGCCCCACCGCCACCAGATGCAAGCCGCAACGCTCAAGCTCAACCAACCGATGACGACGACGTTCCTTTTTAAATCATGAAAACAATCCTACTAATCACGCTGATACTCTCAGCCCAAATTCAAGCCTCCGATATTTCTGGTTTACTGGGTGAAATCCAAGACCTTGTGAACCTTTCAGATAGGGTGAAAGCGTTGGAGGAATCAAGCAAGGATGCGCCAAAAATCAATCCATATGAGTTCATTCTCAAGGACAAGGACGGCAACGGATATGTGGACACCGAATGGGAAGAGATCATTGCTCAAGGGCAAGCGATACAAGCCCCATATTGGGACGAATCAGAAAAGGCGTGGACTGATGCGCGTGGACCATCACCGTCTGGCGTTGGTTGGTATGGCACAGCCGAAAGCCCTATCATTACGATTCTATGCACCGATCCGGTTTATAAATTTCAGAACACAGCACGGCTTCCAGGTCGATTCGCAATAAAGGCCGCAACGAGATGGAATTCGTTCATGCGATTTGAAGCGACAGGCGATAAATTATTGATTGATGATAACGCTTGGGGAACGCAAACAAATGCACCAATTGGAATCTATGTGGAACCCTCAACGGTTGTGAATGGGCGAGCAATCAGGAACTTTGAGCAGACAATAGAGGGCGTTATGATCATTGGCCAAAATGGAACAATGCCGATTTATATCAGCGAGAATGCGTTCAATTTTCAAGTGAGCAATTGCAATATTCAGGCACATCAGGGGGCAAAAATTGTCATTAAACACGGCCCTCTTCTAGTTGCTGATTGGTATCCAGTAACACAGGAGCGAAGCAATGTTTACTTGCCTGACCCTAAATTCATTAACGTCCAAATTGAAGGGCGTCACAGAGCCGAAAGGAAGGCGTGCGGGATTCTGATTTCAGGCAATAACATGATATTTCAAAACCTGAATTTTTACGGACTTTTGCACGGAATTTACGCCCACGGCGGAAGCAACCGCGTAGTCAATGGCTGCGCCTTACACACCGGCAATACCTCCACAGGCCAGCAATGGGCCAACCCTAATGAGTTCATTTTGTGCCTGTTGTCATACCGTGACGGGCAACCAGATGATGCAATTACAGGCAACGCTGGCGCGGGTAAACAACTCCGAATGATTAAACGCTCACGCATGCCGTATGCGGCTGGCTGGCACCTTGCAGGTGATGCAACGCTATGAGCGCACTAGGTCAGCAAACAGGCGGTGACCATTACAAACGCCTAAAAATCCAGCCAGTGGAATACATCACCGCCAACAAGATACCGTTCATAGAGGGCTGCGTGATTAAGTATCTGACCAGGCACAGAACCAAGAACGGCTCCGAGGACATACAGAAAGCAATCCACTTCTTGGAGCTACTGATTGAGTTGGAATACCCAGAATCAAAGGAAGGGAAAGCATGAGATTCAAAACATGCGGAGGCTGTGGCATCACTAAACCAACTAATGCCTTCCATAAAAGAAGCGGAGCCAATGACGGTCTGCAAGCATATTGCAAGCTGTGCAAGCAAGAGATGGACGCTCCCCGGTGGGCTGAACGCAAACAAGCAAGAGCCACTTAATCAACTCACAGACACGCCATGGAACCACACACAATTGATGAGCATGAATTCGGGGAGGATTGCCCGGATTGTGGCAACCTATGCGCGGAAGCGTTGGTCGAGTTGCTATCATGGGCGTTAGAGTCAAAGCATAAGCGGGTCACAGTAATCGCAAGGCTCGCCGCAATCTATATACAATTCGGTCAGCTTACACCAAAAGAGGCACGGCTACTCTTTGGCATCAAATCCAAACAGACCATTTACAACCAACGCCGACAACTCGCAAAGCGTCACGGCATGAAATACACACACGGTAAAGTTTTGTGAAGGCAAAGTCGCCGCTCTGTATGTGATCAGTAAGAAAGCAACGATCAAGGAGGCATGTTTGAAATTTAATGTTTCACGAATGACAATGCACAAGAACATGAAGGATTTGGCGAAACAATTCGGACTTAGAATTCAACATGGGAAGCTGTTATGAGTTTAAAGCCATATTATCAAGACGACAACGTAACCATATATCACGGGGATTGCCGGCAAATTGTCCCTCAACTTGGTAAGTTTGACTTAATGTTAACCGATCCGCCTTATGGGATTAACATGGACGGAGGCAACGTCGGGTACAAAGGCAAAAATAATTTCGAGAAAAAAAATTGGGATCAATCCGCGCCTAATCCTTTACTATTACAAGGTCTATTATTATCTGCAAAAAAATCAATTATTTGGGGTGGCAATTACATGGGATTGCCTCCGACAAGACAGTGGCTTGTATGGGATAAAGGGGCAGGATTTAAAGGCAGAACATACGCCGAAGCCGAACTCGCGTGGACTTCACTTGATAGCAATGTTCGTGTTTTGCAATATGATCCACTTGCTAAGGGCGACTACAAAGGAAAATTGCATCCAACGCAAAAACCATTGGAGGTTTTTAAATGGTGTATAAACATTGCAAATCAATCTGATACAATCTTGGATCCGTTTGCGGGAAGTGGCACAACTGGCAGAGCGGCCAAAGATTTAAACAAAAAGGCTGTTTTGATAGAAAAGGATGAAGATTATTGCAAAGCCGCAGCAACAAGAATGGCTCAAGAAGTCTTGTTATAGCCCCACTAAGGAATCTCTTAATTATGCCTAAGAAAAAGCAGGTTTCCGCAGCGCAGAAAACGTCCATGACCAAACCCAAAAAACGTAAACCCTCCCAACGTAAGGAGTTATGGACACCCAAGATTGTGGGGGAAAAATTAGACCTAAGCCGCGACCAGGTGCGGAACATTTTAAACAGAATTGAACCATACGGAAAAGAGGGATCCGCCAACGTTTACTTGTCGTCCAAGGTTTTGGAAGCCGCGTCAAAAGTAGCGAAACGCAAACCGGGAAACACAGAAGACAAGGACGAACTAGAAAAGGAAAAGCTGCGGCAACAAATCCGCAAGTTGACCGTTGATGCCGATGAAGCCGAAGGCCAAGTAATTCAGCGCGATGAAGTGTTTCAAGGTTTCTATGAATTCGGCGCGCAGGTCAGAAAACATTTATCGGAACAAATCGACAAGCTTCCGCCTTTATTGGCTGGCCTCACCCCTCCTGGAATGCAAGTAAAAATCAGAGATTACAATGAAGACATCCTTGAAAAGTTGCGGCGCCACAAATATTCGAAGCTTGATTCTTGAGGTATCGCCTCAATGTTTCCATGAGTTTGACACGTCGCCTGTTTACGATTGGGGTGAGAAAAACGTAAGGCTTCGAGAGTCACCATACGGAAACCAATTCAAGCCGAATGAAACTCCATGGCTGAAAGGGCCACTGTCAACCGTATCAAATCCAGAAGTTGAAACGGTAGTTTTGAAATGTGCCGCGCAAACCGGCAAGACAATCTCAATGCAAATCGCAGCGGCATGGGCCTTGGCTAACCATCCAGCCCCGACCATGATCGTAATGCAAGACGAGGACGCAACAAAGGACTTTGCAAAAGAGCGAATGATACCAGTGATAGAATCTTGCGAACCTCTGAAAAACCAATTCCCTCAAGACCGACACCGGAAGACAAACACAGAGATTTTCTTTGCCTCATGCACTCTTAAAATGGGAGGAGCAAACAATAATTTTCTTCGGGCTTGGTCAATTCGCTGGCTGTTTGGCGATGAGGTTGGAGCATGGAAGCCAGGGATGGTTAAACGGGCACGGGCAAGAACAACACGATACTGGAACCGAAAGCTTTGGTTTTCCTCAACGCCGGAAAACGCGGGGGATGACTTTGACCTTGAGCATCAAAGCGGCACTCAAGAAGTGTGGTCACTCCGATGTCAAGGATGCGCCGAATTATTCAAACCAGATTTTTACGCCACCGTTAAATGGGCGACAGACTCAAAAACGAAACCTGGCGGCGAATGGGATTATGAGAGGCTGGCGCCAACCGTCAAAATGGTTTGCCCTCATTGCAGCAAGGCTCATAAAAACACTGAAAAGAATTGGCGCTTGATGGTGAACGGCGGCGGCTATATTCAGACCAACGACAACCCGACGCCAAAAACGAGGAGCTTTTCATTTAACCAATTAACCTTGCCTCCTTCAGTCATGCCTTGGAGTTCGTTGGTTATCGACTTCCTGAAAGCTAAAGCATCAGCGGCCACAGGTTTCATTATTCCACTGCGGGAATTTGTAACGTTACGCCTCGCGGAAACATGGAAGGAATCAAAGCACACCGAAGTCAACAAGGTTGTATCCACTTCATATGATCCGGTCACAGACTGGGAAGATGAAGCACACCGATTCTTGACGGTTGATTGCCAGCAATACCTTGAAGACTTTTGGGCAGTTGCAAGAGCATGGGCCAAAGGTGGTGAATCACGCATCCTTGGGTTTCGAAGGCTTGGGAGCTTTGAAGACATCCGAGAGATGCAGAAGGAATTCAATGTTCAAGACTCCAAGACCTTCCTTGATGTTGGTTACCAGCGCGAACGCGTTTTAGTGGCATGCGCAAAATATGGCTGGATCGGTATGCGCGGCGAAGATCGAGACAGCTACGCGCACCAAACGCCTGGGGGTGAAGTTAAGCGGGCCTATTCCAAACCAACGCGGGTCAGCTCAACCGGCAGAGTTGCGCCGCCTGTGTTCCGTTGGTCTAATCCTTCAATCAAAGACATGATGTCATTATTGAAATCTGGTCGGTCACATCCATGGGAGGTTTGCGACCTTGGCGCCATGGCTGACGATTACGCGAGGCAACTGGATTCCGAGCGTAAGCAAGAAATGTTGGATAAGAACGGCAAGCCTCGATTAATTTGGAAGCAGATCCGCCGCGACAATCACGGTTGGGATTGCGAATGTATGCAAGTTGTTGCCGCTTTAATCGCCAAGCTTTTCATTGAACAAGAGCCAGAACCTTAAATGGACTTTTGCCCATTATTACAATGGGCGACTTAAAACCTTTCCTTCGATTACAGACCGACGCATGGCTTATGACCCTAAAAGACAGGGTTGCTGAAGCCGTGTTGCAGAACGCGGTCACAATCGCCTTCTCGAATTCCTCACAAAGTGGCACCAAGCAAACCGTTATGAACACGGTGGAATTGTCTTCACAACTGACAGACGTGTTGATTGAAAAAGCACTTGTGACAGGCACCGCAACCACGCGCATGACATTTGCAAGGTTCGCACGATGAGTAACTTATATGATCAGCATGGCCGACAGTTAACCACGACCACAACCAAACCAATAAAGCGCGGCTACACGCCAGGGTGGTATCGTGGAAATGAAGTGAACCGTTACAGGTCTTCAATTCCTTACGCCGTTTCTGACTCAAAGCACACGCTGAACAAATCAGTCAGGCGCCGCTTGATGGGTTACGCCCGCTGGTTGTATGTCAATTCTGGCATGGTGCGGGGCGCAGTCAACGATATGGCGCGGTATTCGGTTGGGCGTGGCATTAAGCCTCAATCATTGGTTGAAGGCGCCGCTGGTGATTATGAACAATACTTTGCCGAATGGTGCAAGGTAGCCGACGTGTCAGGGGTTTTTAATTTCTACCAGATGCAAAAACTGGCCTCGATCCGGATGGATGTTGACGGTGATCTTGGGTTGTTAATGGTAAACAATGGATTTCCACAGCTTCAAGTCATTGAATCACACAGCGTTGAAAGTAAAGACCGCGAGCTAACCGCACACGATGGGGTTAAGGCATCCAAGGCCGGAAGGCCAACGGCTTACAGTTTGCGTGATGGCGAGGGATTCAAGACCGTTTCAGCAAATGATTTTGTGCTCATTTACGATCCTGACCGAGTGGCACAGTTGCGCGGGGTAAGCGCGTTAGCCCATGCAACTGATCATGTCAGGGATCAGATGGAAATTCTGGATTATGAAAAGGTTGGCGTCAAAATGTCGTCCGCCATTGGAATTGCAATCACGACGCAGGGCGGCACCGCCGACGACGGCCAGAGCTTAATTGAAACAGGCTACACCGCCGCCGACACAGGGAACGTTCCATGGGACACAATGCAAGCCGGAATGATTCCACGGCTCAAGATTGGGGAGGACATTACCAGCTTTGCAAGCAACCGACCAAACGCAACCTTTCAAGGTTTCATTGAGCATCTGACGCGGGAGGTTTCCCTTGGGATGGGTTTGCCTTACGAGTTTATTGTTGACCCAGCCAGGCAAGGCACCGCTTCCCGGTTCATCTTAGAAAAAGCCCAACGGCGATTTGAGGAACGTCAAGACACTATCGAAAAGTTTTCCAATCGAGTTTATGCGTGGGTTATTGCCGCGGGAATTAAGCGCGGCGACTTGGCACACGCCGAAGGATTCTGGCGCGTCCGCTGGCAGCCACCAAAAAAGATAACCGTTGATAACGGACGAGACTCAAAAGCCAACGCGGACGCGCTTAAACTAGGGACGAGAACGCTTGCTGAAGACGCCGGGGAGCGCGGCCAAGATTGGGAGGAGTTAAGAAACCAAGTCGAGCGTGAAGCGTCCGATTTATTAACAAGGGCAAAACGTCTGACAATTGACCATGACATTACATTGGACACAGCAATTGCCCTATTATCACAGAGACAACCAAACCCGGTATTTAACAATGACGAACCACAAATTACTTCATCAGATAACAACTGACCTCTGGGCAATCAGCCCTGATTATCTGCAAACACTGTATTTAACCGCGATTGATTTTGACGTTGAGGGCGCCCATAAGCCCGCAGAAACGGGGTATCTCATGCGCGGTTCAGTGGCAGTCGTTCCTGTTCATGGGCCACTAGGTAAGAATTTGACGCAATGGGATAAGATGTTTGGGATGTCGGATTACAATGATATTGAAACCGCTTTAATCAACGCTGACGCTGACCCAAACGTTACACATATTCTAATGCACGTTGATAGCCCAGGTGGAACCGTAACGGGCTTACCCGAACTGGCGGGTCGGATCAGGGCAATTGAAACGCCTTTAACTTCTTACACCGAAGGAACCGCCGCAAGCGCGGCCTATTGGATAGCGTCACAGGCCGATAATATTCTTGTTTCAGAAACCGCAGAGGTTGGGAGCGTTGGCGTTTACGTCGCGCTGTTGGATCAAACCGGATTTCTGGAAAAGATGGGCCTCAAGGTCAACGCGATCAGCGCAGGGAAACACAAACTTGACTATGCACCATTCAAACCGCTTTCCGAAGACGCCCGCGAAAGACTGCAAACCAACGTTGATAAATGGCATGCAAGGTTCAAGTCTGAAGTGTCATTAAAGCATTCAATACCAACTGAAAATATGGAAGGTCAGGTTTTTGAAGGATACGAAGCAGTGGAAGCGGGCTTGGCGTCTGGCGTGGTTAATTCCACAGCGGACGTGTTGAGCTTATTAGCTTAAATGGACTTTTGACCATTAAGGTAAGTATGAAAATTCTAGGCACAACTTTAAACCTGATTGAAGCAAACCAACAGATTGCGGTTCTTGAAAAAGATTTAAGCTCCGCAAACGAAAGCAAAGCTTCAATTGAGGCATCCATTGAGACGCTGAAGGAAAGCCATGCAACAGAATTGGCCGACCAGAAAGCCGCGCATCAAACCGCACTGGATGAAGCAAACGGAAAAATTCAGCTTCTAACAGAAGCTAATCAGACTCTCGAAGAAAAGCAGGAAAGCGCCAGTCAACAAGCCGTCAAGGTTTTGTCGCAAGTGGGCGTTGAGCGATCAGTCGAGGACAACCAAAACACCGAAGTAAACACCGTTGATAAATCAATGGAAGACCTTTGGACCGAGCATGAAGCCATTTCTGACCAAAAGGAACGACGGGCATTTTATCTCGAAAACATCAAACCTCGACGAAAGTAAATAAATGGCTAATACCCTGAACGGAATTAATCTAGCTCAAATCGCCAATGACACATTGGATTATTTAAGCTATGAGTTTCATCCGCTTCGCGCATTTGTGCGCGACTTCTCAACAGACATCGCCCAAAAGGGAACGTCTGTAACAACTCGCGTGCCGTCAAGCACGACGACTCAGGACTTGTCTGATGGTTATGACGTAACGGACATGACCAGCACAGCGAAGACTATTACACTTGATAAATTCAAGGGCCATGTGATGGGTTTCACTGACTTGGAAGTTTCCAAGGCTGGTAATGTTGACTGGTTGCAAAGCGTATTCATTGCGCCCGCGCTTGAGTCGGTTTTGAATGTTGTCATGGACGACCTATTGGCTTTGGTTGTTGCTGCAACTTACAACTCACCAACCGCCGAAGTCATTACCGCCGCAAACTTTGACGTTGATGAAGTGGCAGATTTAGCCGCAGACTTGTCAACGGTGAAGGTTCCAAAGAGCGAACGCGCTTTGCTTCTGCCTCCAACTTATTACGCGAGTATTCAAAAGGATACGATTGTTCAAGACGCATCAAGCTACGGTTCAGCGGATGCGGTCAGAGATCACGCCGTTCGCCGGATACATGGATTCAATGCGTTTGAATACAGCGACATTCCAACCAACTCAGAAAACCTTGCGGCAATTGCCCTGCATCCGTCAGCTTTACTGTTGGCCGCGCGGCAACCAGCAACACCAGCCGACCCAGGTTTGCAAGTTGAAAACGTGACTGACCCAACAACCGGATTACCTTTGCAGTTCCGCGCATGGTATGATCCAGACTTGGGGTCTTACAAGGTTTCCATTGGCACGCTTTACGGTGTTGCCGCTGGTAACACAACCGCGCTGAAGCGCATCACATCTGCTTAAATTATGGCAAATACACTTGGCGGCGTAAATCTTGCAGCGATTGCCGAACAAACCCTTGATTACCTTGGTAGCAATTTCTTTCATTTGTCCGCATTTGTGCGCGACTTCTCGACGGAAATAAACCAAGAAGGGCAATCGGTCACAACTCGCGTGCCGTCAAGTGTAACAACGCAGGATTTGAGTGATGGCTACGATGTGCAAGATGTAACAAGCACAGCAAAGGCCATCACTCTTTCAAATTTCAAAGGCCACGTCCACGGTTTCACTGACTTGGAAGTTTCCAAGGCTGGTAACGAAGGCTGGTTGCAACGCGTATTTGTAGAGCCAGCGGTTGAGGCCACCGTCAAAACGGTGATGGATGATTTGCTTGCACTTGTAACCAACGCCAACTTTTCAGCCAATTCAGTCATTACCGCCGCAAATTTCGACAGTGACGACCTCGCAGACATGGCGGGCGCACTATCAACAGCCAAGGTTCCAAAGTCGGTCCGGTCTGCCCTATTGCCACCGACCTACAACGCGAGTCTTCAGAAGGATGCTGCAATTCAAGACGCCGCTGCATATGGCACACCAGAAGCAATTCGGGACCACAGCGCGGGCTTCATTCATGGATTTGGCATAAACGAATACCAGGACATTCCAACCAACTCAGAAAACCTGATGGGCTTTGTTTGCCATCCTTCCGCGTTATTGATAGCGGCCCGGCAAGTTGCAAACCCTTTAAGTCCGCGCGTTCAAGTAATCAACGCAGTGGAACCAAAGACAGGATTACCAATTCAATTCCGTTCATGGTATGAACGAGACTTGGGACAATACAAAACTTCAATGGGGTTGCTTTACGGTGTTTCCGTAGGTAACGCCACCGCACTAAAACGAATTTTAAGCGCATAATAACATGGTCAATAAACCCTCATTTCTTGTTGGTATCAAACCGGACGGTCAAGCCGAATCCTTATTCGTAGGGACGGCAGAGGAATGCAAGCAGCGATTCCTCACCGAAGCCGAAAACCCGTCTGGTAAATATTCACAAATTCAAGTTTACCGTAAGCCACCATATTGGAAGCGGCGCGACCTGGCAAAAGTCAGCGCCACGCCAAAAGCCCAAACAGGACAAAAGCCCAAGGGTAAAGTGAAGAATTAAAGCTCGCATGGTTGCGTTAAGCCCGACAAGCGCCCGACCTGCCAGCGTGGTGGGCCGGGTTTTTGAATTATGGCAAACAATAAGATAGCCCAAACAAACAGCCGGTTTCTTTATGAAACCGCATCTGGCGCCGCGCCTACTGTTTGGACGACAATCAACGAAGGCTACACGTGGATTGATACTGGCCGCTTGTTTAAGGTTACAGCCGACGAGGGGCAATTCAGCTCGGTTGCATATATCGCCCAACGAACCGATGAGGCTGGCGATTACGAAAACACGGTAACGGTTTCGCTTAACGTTCCAGATGGTTGCGGACTGAGCCGCGTTGATACTTTCACAAGCGCGTTGAATTCACCTGGCGGCGCCAACCCTGATTACACAACACTGGCTGAGCTTGATACATTTGACCGCCAAAGCTTGCAAGACCGTGAAGCATACGACCAACAACTTGAACTTGAACGGGAAATCGGAGTCATTTTTGATTACATAGGCAGCAAATATCGCGGAACGATTACAAGCAGAACGGATTCAAGGGAATTTGAACCAGGCGGCTTTCTGGAAGGATACGAAGCAGCAATTACCACAAGCCGCAAACAATGGGCGGACGCTTCGGTTATTCCAACACTTGGCGCGTTTATTAAGGTTGCCGGGGTTCAATACAAGATTGAATCAGTGGTAAAAAACAACCCTCATTTCCAACTTAACTTAACCAAGCGTCATGGCAGTTGAATTGAACATTGATACGCGCGAATTCAACGCGGCCTTAAGGCAATACATTAAGGTAAGCAGCCGAACCTTGCCGGAAATCGTAAACAAGCGAGCGGTTAACATTGCCTTCAAAGCGATACGCTACACGCCAAAGGCAAGAAAAAGTCAAATCACTAAAGACTTAAAAGCAAAGAGTAACACTAACCCGAAAGCTCCGCTTGGGGCAATCTTGGTAAACGCTGGCAGAAAACCAGCGCTTTCAGGGGGCGACCTAAAGCAAGCCGTTGAAAATTTAAAACTTGGGCGGCACAGGTCAGCGGGATTCATAAAATCAGGTTGGCTTGGAGCGGTGAAAGACTTGCAACCACACGCCAAGGTTTTCAGGCGTCCGCCAAGGGTGAACGTTCAAGGTCAACCGAAAGGTTACGGGCGACCAGCAAAACAAGGTTTGAACCCGACTGCGGAAATTGTGAATCAAGTAGCGGGTGCGGTGAAGGTTGGCTCACCGGCGCTGCAACGCGCCATGAATGACGACGCCGCCGACATGGTGGACTTCGCCGCTAAACGCATGAAAAAAGATGCTAACAAATACAACGCACGATGAGCGCCAGAAGTAAATCAGAAGCCGCAATGAAAGCCTTCCTTGAGGTTTACTATTCAGGGTTGGTTTACACAGGGACACGCGGCGAGATTAAAGATTTTCCATGTGTTGTTGTGGTTGCTGATAGTGGTGAAGAGGTTCCAATTGGTAGCGGTAACACAATGCTTGACGTGACAATCACGGTGCAAGACCAAATCGACGAAGCAGGAGAACCAAACAGCACAGCCAGATTTGACGAGGCGGTTGACAAGGTGCAAGACGCGATAAGGTATGATGATTTTGAAACACAGTTAAGCGGTAAAGCTTCAGATTTCCATTGCCTAGGGCTTGCGGGGAGAAGTGGACAGGAAACCGTGTATGACGACCAAAGCGGCATGATTGCCGAAGTGTTCAAAGTGTCGCTTCTAATTGCAGAGGCGGATTTATAAGGAAAAAATTATGGCAACAGTTCAAAAAGGTTCACCGATTGTATTCGGCATTGGCGCAGGCCCAGCAAAACTTATTCAGTTTGAAACGGGTTCTGAAAGGAGCGTTTTCCTTCAAAACGTTCAGCTTTCAATTGCGAGCAATTCACAAGAAATTCAAGATGGAAACGGTGAAGTCACCGGCAAGGTTTTCTTTGACAAGCGAAAAACATTAACGGCTTCAATGTATATGACAGCCAGCAGTGAAGCTGCCGCCGAAACGTCATTTATTGAAACCGCCAGCCCTGGTGACGAAGTGATTATGGAATATGATGAGTTTGCCGAAATTGCGTCTGACGTGGCCGCGACTGAATTGACCGGCGCACCAACCAGCGGAACAGGTAAATTCGTTTTGGATACTATCGACCGAACGCGCACCGCTGGGAACATTGCCGAATTATCATTTACGGCCACCGAATACGTTGCAGACTTAACATAAAAGTGAAGTGGATCACGACAATTGAGCCAGCGCCGTGGCGGATTGCTGGGTTTAACCTTGGGCCGCTAAGGTTTGGGCATTGCGTCATCCTTGAGAGGTGGGGGCTTGATAGCCTGGACGACGAAACCGCCTTGCATTATTTTCTTGGGGTTTGCAGTCAGTCATATAGTCAGGCGCTCATTTGGTTGGAATCGGCAGCGGACAAACCTCAATCATCGTTCAAGGATTTCAACGGACACAGGAAAGAGGCTTTTCAATATCTGCATGAAAACCTTGGATTGCCAACCGCGTTCCACGGTAAGAATTCAGGGGAAACGGCAGGCACTCCATTTCTGCAAGGATTGCGACTAACAGGGATCACAAAACTTGGCTATTCACCGCACGAAATCATGGAGTCAAGGTTTGGTCAGCTCGTTTGGGACGTGATGAGCTTGAAGGAGTCACTTGGGGAGATCCGTATAATGGATGAATACCTTGCTGGACAGCTTGAAAAATTAAAGGAAATGAATGCCTAGATTTGAGCTAAAAGGAAAAGTCAATCTTGATGGGTCAAAGTGGAAGTCTGGGCTTGATCAGGCAAAACGTAATGCCGACACATGGAGCAAGGACACATCAAGAATGATAAAATCCAGGCTCATGACGGCCTTTGCTGTTGGCGCCATGTTTAGGGGTATGACTAGCTTGTTTGATAAAGCCGCAGGGTTACGGGATGAGGCAGCAAAAATCCAAGTTGATCCTGAATCCTTTCAAGTCATGGATTACGCAGCAAGGCAAAGCGGCGCGAGCATTGACAATGTTGCTAAAAGCGTAAAGCGATTATCCGCAGCACAAAGAGACGTGCTTGATGGGTCAGCCGAAATGGTTGATCCGTTTTTACGCTTTGGGATCACGCCTGAAACACTTGAGAACAATACGCCGGTTGAACTTTTAGACATAATTTCAAAGCAGGTTGAAAAAGGAGTGAACAAGGAAAGCATGCTCGCAGATATTCAAGCCATCATGGGGAGATCAGGCCCGGAACTAATTCCGACATTCCAAAGCGGGTTTTCAGGAATGATGCAAGAAGGCCGCGACATTGGTCCGGCATTCTCAAACGAACAAGTCATGGAACTTGGCGAAACAGCCGACGCATGGACAAAGACTCAGCAAGAGGGTGCTTCTGCGCTCGGAAACCTCTACCAAGGGGCTTCTGATCTTATTGAAAAACTTGGCCCGCTTGTGGCATTGCCGTTTGATCAAGATGCAAGAAATTCAGTCACTCAAATGAATGTTTTACAAAACAAGCTTTTGGAAAACATCGAGAGAAACACAAAAGCAACAGACAAGAACACGGCGCCGCTTAATCAATGACCGCTACATGGAAAGGCAGCACAGCAATCCAGCTTCAATCCTTGGAACGTAATTGGACAAGGGAGCGCGGATGGTCTTCGGTTTATACGTATTTGGGGGAGTGGTCTTTAATTGACGCAGCCAAGACAAACACTCTTTACACAGACTACGCCTCAAACATCCAGGCGACACAGGACAAGAATCTTGGCACGCTCAAGGTTACCTTTTCAAACACTGACAGTAGCGAGCCAGATCAAAACACCGAGGACTCCAACACTTGGACGTTTCAACCCTACACAATCCAGCGCAACATTGAGGAGCATCCAAACTATGTTGGACTGGCCGACATCGAAAACGAAAACGGATTCCTTCAACGGATCTTACTGGCTGTTGAATCATACAAATCCAAGGTTGCAACCGGCATTTCAGCGGGTGACTCAGACAAGGATTTAGTTTTTGATTTGGATGAATACATTGTTTACAAGAACGCAGACAACGCAAACATTACAGCCGCCAATGAAGCCCTGGCGGAAGAATTAGCGGGCTTGGTTGTCAGAGGCCATACAACCTACGACGTGACAAAATACACGTTACGCAATGTGAAGGTTGTTCCAGCAAATACGAACCTGACCATTGACCACCTTCAAACATCGAGCCAATGGTCAACCTTCAGGGTTGTTGATCTTATCTTGAGCGGCCCGCCAACGGTTACGCAGTCTTCAATCATTGGAGACGTTTTCAATACTTTTCTGGAAGATAAATGGCTAAAGCAAGCGCCAGCAATTCACGAACGCACAGACGGCAAGTTTGAGATAACAACCGAATTCTTAAACATTGGCGCTGATGAACTACCCACGCAAATTTACCCAAATTACTTATGAGGTTAAGAAGACTCTCAAAGTTTAATGTTAAAGATATTCTGGAAGCAATTAACCAGCTTCAAGACGCGGTTACTGGTTTGATGCCGCACAAATCCAGCGGAACACTTACCAATCATGGAGCGGGTGGAGTGACCGTCAAGGCAACCAGCGCCGCAACCAGGGCGCACGTCGTACAGCCGCCATCGGATTCACGGCCAGCAAGGTGGCAATAGGGCAAATGGACTTATGCCCCTTCTTGTAAGGACAGCGCTCTAGTTAGCTAGTCTAAATTTGGAGATATTATGGGAACTGAAAGATTTTTTGTATTCAACGAGGCTGGAACACTTAAACGGCTAAAAGGCCGAATTGTAAGGTTCCTTGACAGTGAAGACCCTGACAATGACGACAAGGTAGCCATTCGAGCTTCCATTTCCGTTCCAGCCGCCGCCGAAGGGTTGTCAGTTGCAAACAATCTTTCCGATGTTGCCAGCGCTGCAACTTCCCGCACGAATCTTGGCGTCAATGGCATCGACGAGGACGCCGAATCCACCGGCACCAAGCTAGTCTCACCCTCGCTTTACTTTGATGGAACTAATGATTATTTAGAGATCGCAGATGATGCAAGTCTCTCATTCACAGATGGTACCGACGATTTGCCCTTCAGTATATCTGGGTGGATCAAACCTAGCAGCACCACAACTCGTCCCATCATAAGCAAATACTCAGCTACTAATGAATGGCGATTAATAATCGACGGTAACGGGGATATTCAATTTTTGATGTCTGATGGGACTAACGCGAGTTTTGCAACATCTACCGAGGACCTTACCGCCTATGTTGGCGCGTGGGTGCATGTTGCGGTAACCTACGGCGGTGCAGGACCAAACTCAGCCACAGCATTTACTGCGGCTGCATCTGAAATATTGATGTATGTGAATGGTAAACTTGTAACAGACATAGACACCTCTAATGCTTCCTACACAGGAATGGTTGACACAACGGACCCTGTTCGTATCGGTCGGTCGAGTGCCTCTTATTTTGAAGGCAGCATAAAAGAAGTCAAGCTATACAATAGGGAACTAACTGCCGCAGAGGTAGTTGACTCCATGAATGGCGATCTTGGATTTTCTGATGAGTGGGGTGGTGCTGATGGCGGCATTTATACCAGTGATTTTTCCGCAACCGCTGACGGCTGGACTGCGCTCACAGGAGTTGGTGTGACAGGCAACATTGACAGTATTGGTGGAGAAAATGACAATTTGCGACTAGTCCCTGATACCTCAACTGGACTTCATCGCATGTATAAAGCTGGATTGGTAATCGGCAGACGAAACCGTTTATCATTTGACTATTACATACCCAGTTCCAACTCCAATATCGACGGTTTTTCGGCTAGTCTCGGAAACGCTGGACCGTCTGTCAGTGAACACTCAGCCACACTGGACGCTTGGACCCCTTACACCAACGAAGGAATTTGCGACCCGAATAACGGTTCAATTTATTTTTATGCTACAGACGGGGGGAATAGTTCTTTCACAGACGCTGGCGGCGACGATGTTGTCTATGTCCGCAATGTCCGCATAACCCAAATCGGCACCCTACTTGACGCACGAGCTGAGAACTTCAACGAAGCTGGTGGCGAATTACTGGACCTAAGTAGTAACGCCTTCGTGGCAACTAATAACGGAGCCACACAAGTAGGTGGTCGGATGCACTTCCAGGCTTCTAGTTTGGATTTGACAGGCATTCCGACGTCTTCAGCAGGACTTTCAACTGGCGAGGTTTGGAGCAATTCAGGAGTTTTAACAATGGTATAAATTTATGAGCGCAAAAATCAATTTTTTAAGGGAGCAACTCACTAGCCTTTCATCGCAACTTTCGGCACCGAAAGGAGAACCTGAAATCCGAGCGGGGATCAGCCAAGGCAATAGTTTATTAAATGCCAGAGATGCTTTAGGGGAGGAACCAAAGCGCGAGAATGTTGAAAGGTTAGTGACAAGCATCCATGCAGCAATACAAGCCCACAACGCTCAAGCATTAATTTCCGTTTCTAGCGTTGAAGAAATCATGGCCGGATTCGATGCGGCGACCGACGAAAGGTAATTTTATGCGCCGGAACAACCATTGAAGCCAATTGATGAGCAATTCAAATTCGGATGATTTAATGCTGGAGATGCAAAGTTTACGACAAGACTTGAAGTCTTTAATGGTTGCCGTGATGGGTGACCCTAAATTTAACATTGAAGGCATGCAACAACACGTTGGCCGTATTGGGACTCAAGTTGGTCAGCTTGAAAAAGACGTTCGCGGATTAAAAACAGACCGAATTAAAATTGTCGCTTGGGTTGCTGGATTGACAGCGGGTTTTAGTATAGTTGGGTCAAAAGCAATCGAATGGTTAAGGCCATGAAAAACCTTTTAATCATTTCAATCATTCCCTTTTTCATGGGGTGCGCGGCATTAGACAAGTTGGTTTTATCTGACCCGACGCCAGCCGTTAATGATGCAGGGCAAACCATTGATCCGCCGCCAACCGTTAAGCAGGGAATAAAAGCCGCCGTTGAATTAGCTGGAGATGTTGTGCCGGTTCCTTGGGCCGGTTTAGCTGCAAACGGTTTACTGTTGGCGCTTACATCTTACGGAAGCTTCAGGGGCAAACGGTGGAAGAAAGCGGCCACATCAGCAATTCAGGCCGGGAACGAATTCAGGCAAGTTGCAAAACAAGTGGCGCCGGACCGTTATCAAGAGGTCAAAAGCCGAATAACTGGAATGCAAAACGCGGATGGAACCCGTAAATTAATCAAAGTAATTTTAAACCAAGTAACCTAATATGGCACGCGTAGAAATCACAACGGCAAACTTCATTGACTTGTCAACCACAACCGAAGACAGCGCGGGAATTGTCATAGAGGACATGACCTTAAACACGCTTACCGTTGGGACGGACAACGGATATTATTTCACATTTGCAGACGCCGAAGGGTTCTTTATGGAGAACTCAACGGGCGGCAATGCTACATTTACAATTCCGTTAACCGAACCGGACGATTACGCTGAGCGCGGGATTACATTTACGGACAAAACATTTGTGGTTGCCACCGCCAAACATGTATTTTATCCGGTTGATTCACGCTTCAAAGATGCAGACGGCAAGGTTAACATTGATTGCGATGTTGCCGGGA